TACCAAATAACTGTTTACGCATAGTGTTAACCGATAACAGATTTACCTTGACTTTAAAGTGTTCTTCAATAATATAAGCAAAAACAGCGTTATGACGAGCCAATGTAATTATAACTTGTTGTGATGTAAATCCACCCGCAAATCCACTTAGAGCTGCTTCTAAATTAATGACGGTAACATTTTTAATTAACGAATTCTTTTCTAATTCGGATATAACAAAAAAAGTTTTTTCTTTTGTTGTTTCAAACTTTTTGGTATCAATATAACCGGCATCTAAAACCTTTCCGTCTTTACTAAACGCCCAACCTGTTACCGATGTAGATGAATCTAAACCTAATATAACCATATAAAATACATATCAACTTTTTTTATTAGGTGCGTAATTTTTACTGGTAAAATTTTTTGTATATTTAGTACTATATACTTTATATCTGTCTTCTAACTTTAAATTTAAAGACTGTCTTTTATTATTGGGTGATGGAGTTGGAAGCGATGTAGGGTTAATCGCCATAACTTACTTATATTTTTTGGTATCGAGTCCTTTAGTGTAACTTGACAATTGTTTTGAAGTAGAATTTATTCTATCAGGTACATCTGATAAATCAGACAATCCAAGTGGTTGTTTTACTCTAAATCCACCTTTTGTTATAGTAAATTGTTGACCTTTAATTGAATGTGATCCATCAGCAGACAATGTAATAGAATCTGGTTTGGTATTGATATCTTTAGCGTTAAAAGCCCCTCCAAACTTTTGGGATTCATATCTTTGTTCTAAACTTTTATTTAAAGATTCTCTATTTACTGGTGTTGGCATATATTATTCTTTCTTTTTATAAATATGTTTAATTATCCCATTTTACCAAAATATTTAATGGTAATTCACCACTATTTTTAATTGGCATACCCAATTTAGCAACAGCAACCAAATCTGCACCACTGTAAAGTCCTACAGTTGTTATATACGGAGCTAAATAAGAACCGGTTGAATCAATTGAAGAACTATAGTTAAATCCAAAAAAGTCTTGTTTTATACTCTTACCACCAAATTTACCTATCTTTTCATCAATATAACTTTCAATTTGTTGTACTGTTTTTCTATTAGATTTTGGTTCTATATACTTAAATAATTCGGTTTGATTTAAGTTACTGTTAAAATGTTTCCATAATATATACATATCATTCAAATTAACTTTATTATTACCGTCAATATCAAAACTATTATACTTTGATAATAATGTTGAATTGTATGTAGATGTATAACTGGATGATATATTATATTCTACGGAATAAAGATTAAATAATGATTGTTCTTCATTTGTGAATGTCATATATTGCCACCAATTATATGAACCATTAATTTGATAATTAATATATTTTAAAATTAAATCTAAATCAGTAAAATCAAAATATTTGTTATTATCTATATCAAAATCAAATGTATTTGGAATTAATGAAGTTGGATTTGTACTATAATTAAATTCACCAGATTCAATTCTACATAATACTTGTTTTTCATATATTTTGATATTGCTCTTATATTCAATATTATATTTAGATTGTAATGGATCAGAACGATCTTTTAACAAATTATCAAAAATCGAACCACTGTTTGATAAAATAATCTTTCCGTCCCTATAAAATACATTTCCTATATTATAATTGGCGACTAGATCATTAAAATTATAAATATATGAATAACCATTTATTGTATTGTATACAGAAGAAGTCATTTCACTTGGATTTATTAAAAACAGAGGTGATCCAATTGAAATAATATTATCAGTAATTGCAGAACTATAACCAAATGTAGTATATGGATATCCATATTGTTTCTTTTTGGTTACTACAGATTTAATTTCCCATAACGATGTAGATATTGAAGATGTATAAAAAACAAATTGTCCTAATGTATCTATTACATCATCATCCGGGTTACAATTAAATTTTTTATTAATTGTATTTTTTATATAGCTAGAACTAAATTGACTAATATCTTTTGTACTTGTAACAACTGCATTATTACCATAAATGTCAACTGAAAATCCAAGATTGTTTGATTCTAAAATATTTTCATTTCCGAATGATTTATCTAACAAAAACCAATCGGTTGCATCTGAACATTTTTTCCAAAAATAAACTGCTCCTCTGTTTCTTAAAACTGTAGACCCACTCCATTCAAAATAATACATGTCATTCGGAGATCCTACTATAATTGTATCACCATATATAGATACTGAATTACCATAATTACTACCGCTTGGTTGGATTCCTGGAAAGTATGGTTTGGTATCAATAAAATTTAATGAACCAGTAATTGTTCTATCTTGCTCTAGAATATCATTCACTTCCCACTGATTTGTAGATGTATTTAAATCATATACATAAACCGCACTTCCAGTTGATTTATTACCAACTACAATTCTATTTGATCCACTAGGATCAATTTTAACAACTCCACCAAAGTAATAATTTGCAGGCAATCCACCAGGAGATAATGTTTGATAATAATTCCAAACACCTAATGATTGAGTGTAAATGTAAGCAGAATTATTTTTACTAGATCCAATTACTAATTTATTTTGATAAATTGATACCGATTCACCAAATGTGGAATATTCTAAATTATCAAATGAATTTGTAATACTATACTTGGGATAGTATACAGTTCCTGACACATAACTACTAGAATAGTCAGATAAATCGTATATATCAACACATGAACCTGTAAAAATAGTTGATCCTGTGATTAATGAAAATCGGTAATATGGATTGCCAATTACTACTGTAGATCCAGATATATCTACTGATACACCATAAGAATCGTCGTAAATAATAGGATTCCATCCTCCCAAATCAATTTCTATATTTAGTCCTAAAACGGGAACAGATGATGTATCCGCATTAATGTATGTAATGTCTACACTACTAGTATCTGCTGACAAATATGAATCAAAATCATCTGGATTTATGTATTTGTAAAATATAAAATTAGGATCGTATAAATCTGTTATTTTAGAATATTTAAATATTTCTACCGATCCTTTATTATTTAATGCAAACGAACCAGATAAAAACGATGTAGGATTTCCAACTGCTACATAATCACCGTCAGCAGCTATTGAATATCCTGTTTTTAATTTATAAATTGGATCTGTCATATATCAGTGAATTCTATTTCTTGATAAGTAGAAAAATAACTTCCACTTAATATTAAGTTTTGATTTCCATCATCTACTATTACATAATTAGAATCATCTTGATTATCTATTATTTTTACACTATACGGTGAAATTTTTTCCCCAAAATAATTTTTAGGAATTGTAAACACATCCATTACATCCGTTAAAATTCTATATGTAGTATCTAAATTAAAATTTTCTACTCCCCATAATTGAATTGGATTATTATATGTATTATAAAATAATTGTTTGTTGGTATTATATACCAATCGCATATAAGTACCGTCTATATTAATTGGATTGGAAGATGAATTATAATACTGATTTCCTACAGGAAAAAATGTGCCTGTAATATTCAATCCACGTTGATATTGAACAAAATCAGCATCTTGTTGTTGTAATGCTAAATCACAATAACTATTTGTTACTGGCAAACTTGTGCCGTCGCCATAATCAATGTAAATATGAGATATCGATCCACTTAATGATCCAGACATCCATAATATCAAATCCGTAGCTTCAATATTTGTAGGATTCCAGATTTTCTTAGCAACAAATGGAGTAACTTGAACATCATCTCTATTTAGACTTTTAATCATTTATCCACTGGTTTAGAAATCAAGTCTCACTCTAATTAATAACTCACTATCAAATGTTTTTTGTGTTGGTTGACTTAATTTTGCAACAGCTACGAGTTCATTATCACTATCATACAAACCAACAGTGGTAATGTAAGTTGTAGGGTTATTTACAAAATCACCAATCTTAATTGCACCTCTCGATAATACGGTTCCATTTAAACTATCTGTAGTACCATTAGCAATAAATGTTGGATTATTTGTATAATTAAAATCTTGATTTTTTACTCTTACGAAATATTGTGCAGACGGTAGAAATTCAGACTTTCTTACTTTAAATGTCTTTGTTGTACATTTAGTAATTGCTTGGAACATAGTTCTTTGATTCAATGCGTATGTATTGGTTTGATCCGCAACACTTGCGAATGATCCAGTCAAAGATACACCAACAGAAGAACTTAATGCAGCAGCATTTAATACAACTGTTCCTGTTTTTGGATAAAATAATCCAACGGAATTATATGTAATAATTCCACCGTTTGAATATGCAGATGGAACACCATCATTTACACTTCCACTAATAATATTATATACATCCAATTGTTTTTTAATTACGGATGAATCATCTATAAATGTAAATTGTCCATTTGCGCCACTAATACTAAATTCAATTTGTCCTTCATCTACACGATCTTTATATTTATCTGCGGAAAAATTTAATACCACTATTCCAGAACTAGTTACAGATGTTGTTGAATCTGTTGCGGTAGCTACTGTATAGTTACCGGATTTAAAATTGAAAAATGTATCATCCGGTGTCAATAATATATTTTTATATTGATTATAAATTGATTTTGTTGGACGAATATATAATGCATTTGCATCTGTTACTGATGAACCAGAACCATAATAATCACCATATGTTATTGAAAAATGTGGTTGGTTTTGATAATAAACATTATAATAATATAATCCATTTTGAACATCATATTGGTTTGAACCAGTCAATACCACTTGAGTGGATGATGTTGTAAAAGATGACTGTGTAACTGCATAATTGCCGTCCACCCAAAATCCAGAAGAAACTTTGTTGATTCTTCCTGCTACTATGTCTGTAGATTCAAAGTTTTTAAAAATCATATTTTATTAAGTTGTAGTTGATCTTGGGACAGTTACGGTAACAGTTATTGTTAAACTACCACCGCTTTCATTTCCGATTATAGTTAAAGTTGTAGTCAGTGTAGATAACAAAGCATTATTAGGAACAAACTTGAATTTATTACCAACTACTACTTGAGATGAAGCAGTTACCGCATCACCGGCAAAACTTGGAATAGTTGCACTAGTAGAATTAATACTATTTGTTTCAGTTACCAATAATGTTCCGGCATTCTTATTTCCTAATATAGCAGTATATCCAAGTGTTGTATTATATGTTGGATTGGTACTGGGTGAAATTATAAATTCGCTTGTATTTAATCTATCTGTATTAATACTTGTTTGTGCTATAGAAATTACAGGAATAGCGGTAACACCTGATGGTAATGTTACTAATTTATACTTCATTACTTGTGTTTCATCACTAAATGGTTCCAATACCGGTGTGTTTCTTATAGCAATATCATAGAATGCACTGCCAAGTGGATGTGTTGAATTGTACAGATTGTAGTCAATTTCATCATCCGCAAGAGCAAATGACGAAATGTTCAAAGAACCATTCTTTGCTAACAATTGTCTACCTTTTTGGGTTAAAATCGCATCAACTGTTATAGTTTTGTTATCTAGATATGCCATATAATATAAGTATATTTATCAATAAATATTATTCATTAAATCTTTTTTATGAACTAATCAAAGAATTTTCAGAAACTTGTAGATTTATTTGTGTTCTTTCTATTGGTGATGAATTATCATTGTTTCCTTCATCATCCACTGTTGTAAAACTGGTTTGACTGGATTTTTTAAATAATGATCCGGTTGGTGAATTTACAAAATATTGAATAGTTGAAAATCTTGATGATCTTCTTTTCAATGAATAATGTCCAATTGGATATGAATCTGTGTCAAAAATTGAAGAATTATTGTCATAAGTATTAAATAAAGATGACGAATTAATATTTACATAAGAATATATGTTTACAAATTTACTACTAGAATTTTCTAAATTAGTATTTGGATCATTGCCAAACAAATACACTTTCTTATTATTTGTATAAATATAATTACTTTCAAATTTATCAAAAAATGATCCGCTAATTGAAAATATACTTAATCTTTGATCGTAATTTAAACTAGAAAATTGAAATGTAGTGTAATTGTTAGATGTATATGATGATGGATGCATTGATGATGTCAATGGACCATTAGTAGAAGAAGTCAGTGGAAAGTTTAATCCATTTTTATTTAAATTGACTTGACTTGTAGTTCTATAATTTCTTTCATATGAAGCAGAAAAGTTTTTAATTGGGTTAAATGAACAGCTTAAATCATAAGCAATAGCACTATTTACTTCACGATTTTGATATTTATTTCTTTCTAAAAGACTTGGTTCAATTAATATACCATCAATAACTTTACTTCTTGCGGGAAGTAATTGTCTAACAGTTTCAAAAAAAGATCCGTCAAAATAATTCTTATACAAAGTCATAAACTCTTGATATAAGACTTGTTCAGATAAATTATATTTGTTATAATTGTTTCTTAATGTTTGTAAACTTTCATAATTGTCAGCGAAAATATTTGATGGATTGCCAATCAAATCCATTACATCATATTCACCCAAGAAATTCAATATATCGTCATCTCTTACTTTAAATGGTGAAATATATACTGCTAATAAATTTGAATCTGTAGTAATCAAATTATTAACCGCACTTGTTTCATTAGTCATCAATCTAGATTCAACTGTTTGAGTTGCTTTATTAATTTTGGCATTTTTAAACTTATTAGGACCGTATTGTCCTAATTTAATGTTTTGATTAATTTCAATTTCATCAAATTGATATGGATATAGTGATGCGGATACAATCAAACAATTTGATTGTGTAGTTGTATTTTGTGCAAAGTTATATGCAGATGCACTATATTGTGAATATAATTTATTTGCATTTCTTACAACAAAAAATGAACCAGTATACATGTTTACCGGATAATCATAACTATATCTAAAATATAAATTATCATAAGTTGTACTGTCATTATTTGTTTTATATGAATCAAAGTTCTTACAATGTTCTATAAATGATTCATCATCCAATTCGTGTTTCCAAAGATTTATCTTATCAATATTTCCTTGAAATAAATTACCACCACCTGTATAATTTCCTACATAAAGTAAACCAAAATCATTAAATGTATTGTTAATAGCTTCGGTTCCACTAATTATTGATTTTGTATCATCGAATACAATTTCATCATTATCAACTGAAGTAACTCTCAACGAATAACTGTATGGTAATTGACCACCAGATCCAGTATCAAAACTTGCTGATAAGTTGATTTGTTTGATTAAAACATTAAATACATTACCATTAAATAAAGGCAATGAATCCGTTTCAAGATAATCAGTAGATGATCCGTATGGCAAAGACATATCAAATTTCAATTTACCAAATGTATCTTTGATTTCTTTTTTGATGGAAACGTCCCAATTAACAGTCTTTAAAAGATAAACTTTGGTATTTTGAGGATAGATATAATCCGAGTCAATTCTGAATTTAAATTCTATTGAATTAACATAGTTTGATGAACCAGATACTGGTATTATTATTGCGTCACCATTTCTAGTATATTTTGTAAAGTAATATTTACTTTGATATGTGTATGATGAATTGTCTTCATCAGATATCTTATTACCACCATATTCTTTAACATTTAACAAACTACGAGGAATTCCATAAATATTAGACATTACTCTAATACATTCTTCAGTTCCTTTAGTCTTATAGATTAAAGGCAATGTTTTTAAAATTCTATTCCAAATGATTTTTAACTTATCAAAATCAGAATATGCATGTGAACCTGTCAAATAATTAGATTCGATAGATGAATTATCAAATGAACTAATAGGATTCCACCCAAATTGTTGTAATAATGTATTTGCGACAGTGCTTACATAACTTGATGATAGATTATTTTCAACATATTGTTGTGTTGGAAAATTTTTAATATACAAGTAAATGTTATCAAAATGATGTCCAATCATTGATAAAAATATTAAATAATCAGTATTATTATCGTCTAATAAAATATATTCAGGTGTATTGTTTACAAGACTGTCTCTGTTATTTTTATCAAATTCAATTGCATTTTCAATATAAGTAGGATAATTGAAATTTTGAACATATGCACCATTGATAAATGATGTTGTACTACCACTAACTAAAGTAATATTTTTATACAAATATGCATCATAACCGTCAAATGAATTAAAAACAGTATTTAATTGAGATTTATAACCATTTACTTCTTCTGCATATGATGAACTGATAAATGTATATGAACTTAGTAATGTATATGATGACGCACTATTAGCAGCAGATGCTGACAATGTAGTAACTATAGAATTTATTGATGTATTAAGTTGATTTATAGTCGCAACTTTATTTAAAAATAATTTAGTTCTTAATTCGGCAGAACCAAACACTATAAAGTTAGAAAAGTCAGTATAATCAACATTAAGATTATTCAATTTTTTATAAAATTCTACATCATTTTTTGTAGTATTATCTAACTTTAAATCATTGGAATTTTGATAATTTACAGGCGAACTATTGTAATAATCAATAGGTACATTAAAATTTGGACCTGATATTTTAAAACTCTTCTTAATAATAGGAACATTAATAACAAACTTTTGAATTACTGGTACTAGTGATATATTTGAAATCCAACATTTATCTCTTAATGAAACATCCAATGGTAATTCATTGAATAATTTTACAATTATGTTTGTATTACCATTTTCTTCTACAAATGTATAATTTAAAATTGTATAAAATATATCGTTACCAAAATTTAATGCATTCTTCAAATATGCATAAAATTTATTATCGTGATATGTTTGAACTGTATCAACTGTATTTGAAATGAAATTTGTAAAAAATAAATCAATAATAAAATTTTCAACTTGAGATTTCAACTCTACATCATTTGTATAATATGAATTGATTTGACTTAATCTTAAAGATATTGATTTTTCAGTTATATATTTAAATTGTTCCTTTATTTGTTCAAATGAATAAATCGATCTATAATAAGTGTACAACCAATCTTTAATATAATTTTTAGTACCTTCAAAACTATTTTGAATTAATTGCCCATTTTGAGAATTAATGAATGGACGATTAAAACCATTGTATGTATCATCTAAAAACGCAAGTATATCTGTATCTGATTTGAATCCAAAATTAGTTCTTAATAATGTAAAAATTGATTTATTGTTGTTAATTAATACGTCAGTATTTTTATAGATTTGATATGAATCTAGAAAGTAATTAAATAATGGAATTGTATCTCTTACTAATACTGCTTTTCTAGCAAATGCTTGATATTGAAGATTTACAAGTATGTTTTCTTCTTTTGTTAAGTCTAATTTAAAAGATGGTGTTAATTTAACTTCTCTTCTACTTGGAGAAATTTCTTTAATATAAAGTTGAAAATCAGGATTACCCGCAACATTTCTAATAAAGTTATAACTTGCAACATGATTGCCGGAATTGATACCTGAACCTGTAAAATCTTGGAGTGTATTTAATAATATGTTTTTATTAAATGCAATTGTATAATTACTATTATATTGTTTAAAACTATAGTTTAAAGTATTATTATCTACATCTTTATAAGTTTTATTTAATACGGTATATGTTGGGGAAATAGGTAAATATTTCCATACATTAATATTACCTTCAATATCGTATACACTGAATTCAATTATATCTTGTTCCGAATTCCCAAAATAATATTCTTGAAATGGTACATCAATAAATGTATCCAAATCATTTTGTAAAAAGTAAGAACCACTGTTTAGTGATTCACTATTAGATGATATTGTTAAAAATGGAAATGACATAAATTATTCATTTTCAGATTTTAAATTAAATGGAAATTCGTCAGAAAAATCTTCAGGTTTATTTCCTTGTTTTAATTTAATTCTTAATTCTACTATTAAATCTTTAGATGCATTTAATTGTGATTTAGATGGATCTGATTGTACTTCTTCAACCAAGTCATTTAATTTTTCTTTTAAATCTTGATTTTCAGATAATACTTTATTGTATTCGTTCAAAAATGATTGATCAAATACTTGTTTTTGAATCACAGGTTCTGTTTGTGTTTCAGTAATAGATACATCGTATAAATTTTCAATTTCATCTTTTTTATAATTAAAATTTATTAATTCAAACGCAATATATTGTTCATTCGCATTACTTGAACTAATATATAAATTTACATTAGAAAATTCATCAATATTATTAGTGAATTTGCCTGTTAATAAAAAGTCATTGATTTGTGATTTTATACTCATCTTGATACTTTAAATATGTTTCCATTATCAAATATTACAATTTCACCATTAATTTCTGTTTTTATTAAAATTCTATAATATCTTTCCACGGGTAAACCAGTTGTATCCAATCGGAAATAATGAATTGTACCATCACAACTTAATTTTGTATAGTCATCAAAATCAATTACAAAATTTTCACTTTCATTGTCTTTAATAGCATAATAAGAATCAGATGGTAATAAACTTGAACTTAAATATTGACTTTGTTGATATCCTTTAACAAAGTTCTTTAATGGTGCCTTTTCTCTCGCAAATATGTTTATACGAGGTACGCTGCCAAATTTGTATTCTTTACCTATATTCTTTACAACTACTGTATATGGATTAAAACCAGACAAAGATACCAAACTACCTGTGGAATATACACTGTCATCCCATTTTACATCCAAATATGGTTGATAAATCGTATTTGTTTCTTTACTGAAAAATCTGATAGTAGAATTAATATCGTCTGCTTGAACTAATTCCAGTGAACTTATTAAAATAAATCCATTATTAGGAACACATCCGCATATCCAACCTTTAACTATAGAAGTTACATCCATATAAATATCAGATGTACTGTAAGAATAAGACTGTGAACAAATCAATGAACTGCCACTCAACGAAGATGAACAAAATGATGATATATAAACGGATGCACTTGAAACATTATAAAATGAAGATGATGTATTTGATGATGGTTGAATATAATTAGATGGTACATTATATATCCAAGAAGCACCACCATTTTGAAATGATGATGATCCTAAACTTGATGTTAAAAGATAATCACTGAAATTATATGTTACTGTAGATGATGTAGGAAAATACCATAAACTAGCAGTATTTTGTGTAGTATTATAATACCAACTAGCACCAAAACTGCCTAATCCTTCAGTATCATATCTTCCTATACCCATATCCCAACTTTTACTAACGGGATATGCATAAATTTTATAATCTAATGGTACTTCACTTGTAGAAGATGCTTTTAACTTTAAGAAAAATTTAGATCCATTATTTATATCTCCAGTCAAAAGAGAACTTGAAATTGATGTTAAATCAAATTGAATCAAAATTCTACTAAATTCAGGATCGTTAGTAAATGTTGTAGTTGGATTAAAAACACTTTGTGTACCTTGTAATTGTCCATTAATACATCCTGTATAATTAATTAAAGACCCACTTGCGAAGAAAATTGAACCAGAAAAAGATCCTACTATACTTCCACTAACACTTCCTGTAACAGAACCATTGAAATTTGTTAAACTTGATGTTATTTGACTTCCTGAACCATATGATCCAGATGCAATATATGTTCCAGAAACATATCCATTAAAATTCGATGAATAAAATTGAGACGATCCACTAATATATATATTTGCAGATGATTGTTGATACGGTTCTATAACCAATGCTGAACCCGATAGATAACTACCAGAAATCAATCCGTTATAATTTAATACATCAAATGTAGAATAACTACCGGAAAGACTTGAAGAACTATAAAAAGTTACATCTCTTACTAGTTGATTTTGTGCTTTGATTTCTAAAATTTCGTCAATTCCAAAATTTTTATCGACATAACCAGTTTCATTAGTTATGAATGTGTCTTGTTTTGGAAATATAAATGTATGCATACTCTATTATATAAATATAAGTATGAAATTTATAAGACTTTTAATGATAAATTTATTAAATTACAGCGCCCCTAATATCATTATCTGGATATTTGACTTCAAACACCGATGGATCTAAAGATGGATATATAATCTTATTATGTGTAGCTTCAGATAAATTGTATTCATGCGGAGAATACTCCCCATTATTTTGAGTAAGATTATTAAATTTTACTTCTGCTACTGATTGTACACCTTCAACTTTAGCTAACTCTAATTCAAATTGATTAATATTAATTGGTTGATTAAAATACCATTTATCAATATTAAAGAAATCTTTTGCTTTTTGTAAACATTGATCTAGTACATCTTTTTTATTAAAATTATTATAAACTAATATTTTAAAATCTATTCCTATATTGATAATATAACCATCAATAATGTTTACACTATCTGATATTATCTTGTATTTTTGTAAATATTGTCTAATATTATAAACCAACGCATCATTTGTTTGTGTCAAGTTTTTATTTGAATTATAACTTAAAACATATAAATTTAAACTAAATGGATTGGATACATCAAAATTTACTTTTCTAAAATTATTTTCTAAACTATCATCAATCAATGTTGTTTGATTATTATTGTCTGTAAATCCGTTTAATAGTGTTTGATTTTTAGAAATTGACAGATTTGAATTTGATATTACAGTTACTTTTGCAATAGAACCAAATCTTGATGGTATTGAATATATTCTAGAAATATAATCATCTATAGTAACTGTTCTATTTTGTGAACCAAAATTAGCTAATGCATTTTGTCTTATTTCTTCTACACTTTCTTCATCTTTTCCACCTACAGCAGGATTTGGATTAGATATCCTTAACGAATTTTTAACTGTAGTTAACAATGAATTTTGAGATGGTGTTAATCCCGATATATCATTTAAAAATGTCACTGATGATATATTTTTAATAGTATCAGATGGGGAATTTGATGTTAATCCACCGCCAATTAAATATTGTACTGTAAATACTGTATTAGATGGTGATTGACCAAAAGTTTCGGACTTTAGTAATTTGCTAGTATCATAATTTAAATTCAAATTACTAATATTTTGTAATCCAATACCTACTAATTCTGAATTTGGATATATTATTTCATCAGAATTTGCATCTGTACCCGCACCAAATTCAAGATATGTAGTATTATTCGCAGTAACATTTACAACAAATTTTCTTGATGTTTTAAAACTTTTAATTAATTTTGGAACTTCAGATGAAAATTGAACATAATTATTATTGGTAAAATTAGTATTTTCCGTTTCAGTAAATACTAAATCTTGTGCTAAATAATCTACTTCATACCATCTATTGTTATCACTGTCTCTTACATCAATTATATCAATCACATTATTTTCCGATAATGAAATTTTATAAAATGGTA